CGGTCGAACGTGCCACCCAACTCGTCAGCCGTACCACGCAACGATTTGAACACCAATAGTTTGCGTTGGATTGCTTTGATTTGTTCATCGTCGATGCCGGTCGCTTTGTTGACCTGATCGGCATAAGCGGCCATCCGCTTTGTCGTCGCGGTCGTCGCCGCGCTGACACCGTTCATCGTCTCCAGCATGAAATTCAACTGAATGTCAGCTTTACGCGACTCAGCACCCATGTTCAGAATGGTTGGGATGTAACGTAGAACAGCCAACGTAAGCCCCAGCATGGCCCCACGAGCGATGTTGAACGCCTTATTGGTGTAATCACCAAAGGACTTCGTTTTAGCCGCCGCTGTGCGCAACCCCGACGCATACTTCGTCGCGTTCATCGCCAACGTAACAATCATGTTTGATGCAGCCATCACTTGCCTCCGTTCATCATCTTTGCAATCGCGTTGACTTCACGCATTGTCAAACCTTGTATCTCTGTGACCGAGAGCCTCGCACCAACCACCAAAGTTGCCAGCGTCAACGCCCGGTCATCTCTTATTTTTTTACTGCGTCCGGTTCGTCCGCACCGAACAGGTCGGTGAGGTCGGTCGGGGTCAAAGCTTCGGCTTGCTTGATTGTGAAACCGGGTTCTGTGCGGCGCTTGATGATCCATGCGAGTCCGATGCGTAGACGGTAAACGCCGGGCTTGTCCTCACCAATCTCGCTAAACGACATCTTGGCGTAATCCTCAATCTCGGCGATTTCGCCCAGGGTAATGTTCTCAAAGTCCATTAGTTCTAAAGCCTTTCTGCTTTATGTAATTGTTCAGTTGGAAGTTTAGCAATCGCACCATTGCTGGTTTCATTTTTTCGCGGGCCTTGACAATGTAAGGGTTGCCCTTGCCTCGAACAGTTGTTCGCCAAACACGATTACCAGTCTGTGATGGTTGCCCGGCAACACGATAAGTTCCCAGCGATACTGCACGACCGTACTGCACACCGGTAGTCGTAGTGCCCGTCGAACCCACCACGTTGCGAACACGCGCGGAACCGGAAGTGACAAGACCACCGAACACCATGCGTGAATCCACACCGCCCGTCACCTTGTTCTTTACAAACGCTTTCTTTGATGCGTAGCCGCGAATAGACTGGGCCAGCCGACCAGAGATAACCGGGGCTGTGCGGGTGGCCTCTTTTGCAGCAATGATTGCCGACTGCTTGACCCACTTTTCAAACAGGTTGCGATCGCCACCCATCTCAAGAAACTTCTTGCGGGTTTCGTTCAACCCTTTGATGTAGGTACGGCCTTTAGTGTCCTGAAACAGATAGATACCATCTGTTTGACCACCAATGACCGTACCCACGTCGTCAGGCCTTACGGGGTGGTGTCAAGCGTTACGTCACCAACAATGTCCATGCGGACACCATCGAACGAGAACGTGCCATCAGCGCTGGCCTCGCCACCAAGTTGGAACGCACCCTTTGCAGGGATCCGCAACGTACCCGTGAAGTGTGGCTGAGTCGACGAGGGTGATGCGTTGCCATGCGGTGCATAGACGAACGCAACTTCCTCACCAGCGTTATCCCAGCAGTGGTGCCAGAACGAAGTGCTGACGGTCGACTGAACGCCGGACACGGTGAAGTAGAAGTCGCGGCGGCCGCCAAGCGATGCGTCATAGAACGTCGTGATGTCTGCCGATGCGTCCTCCGACTGCATAACAACGGAACTGAAGTCAGCCCAAAAGTCAATGCTGTCAATGGTCATCTTGAGTTTGTTCGCCTTGATGCGAACCGATGTCGAATCTGGAATTGCCATCGGGGTTTCTCCTTAGAGTTGAGTGTTTTGATAAACGGTGATTGTGGTGGACAAGTAATCTGCACCACTAATGTCAATCAGCGACGGTGCGCCAACCTGTGATGCGTAGAACCCGGTTGCGTTGGCAATGGCGGTGAGTGTGTCATCCACCAGTTCGTCGAGCGCCGAGATCATGGTTTCGTTGGCCGCGTTCTGCACAATCAGAGTCACATCGAATCCGATTCGGAACGCACCATACGTTTCACCTGACGCAACCCAATCCCCGGACGGGACAAGTATTGCCATTGGTGGTGCGGCACGTTCAGGTGTGAACGCAAACACACGCAAACCAGCAGTCGTGAGAGTGCTGGCTAACGCGGTTCGTGCTGAACCAATCATGCGATACCTTGACCCACCCACGGGGTGAGAATCGGGTACGCCGCGATCATTGGGTCACGGGCAACCCTGACTGCCGAGCCACCGTCCAACGTCGCAAACTGGGCGACACCGTTCGGGGCACTACGACGGTGATACAGTTCCGAACCACATTCAATCTTGGCGCGATTCAAAACATCTGCATTCACAGTCGCAGTACCCACGAACTTGGCAACGAGAGCCGAAGCCTCAGTCCAGCAGTCCGCAACGAAAGCGTCGTCAGATGCCGGGGCACCAACGTATGCTTTTAGGTCGTCGTAAACTGCCATGACTTATTAGGCCGTCTGGTCGATGGGGATGATGAACGCCGGGTACTCGTCAGCGGTCGCCGTGTAGGTCGAGAGCGAGAACTGCTCCGAAAGGTTCACAGCGTTCTCCTGCGAGAGACGCAACGCACCGGACGTGTATTGGCGGAGAGCCAGCGACGAAACGAATGCGCACTCGTCCTTGTTGACGTGGTCAAGACCAGCATCGACAACGATGGGGATACCAGCAATGGATCCGCGCAGACCCGAAGGGTTTGCCGAACCGACAGCGCCAAGAGCCTCACCAGCGAACGAGATGACCGGGGTTCCGTCAAGGGCAAGCAAGTCCTTGAAAGTGGCCTTGTCGACAACGAGTGCATCAATCTGCAGACCGTTGGGCTGGAAGTACGTCGCAGCTGCGTCAGCGAGTCCGCCAACCCATCCGTCGTAGGTGGTCGCGGCGAGCGTAACCTTGCGACCAGCGGTGACGTTTGCAGCGCAAACAGCCTGGTACTTGACGCGGAGGAGACGAGCAAGCGCGTTTCCGAGGGCGATTGCCTGTCCACGGAGAACCGAGTTCAAGTAGTCGACCGAACTGCGGTCGATTACCTGCTTGGAAAGCGACGAGTGCGAGCCGACCGTGATGATGGGTTCAGTCGACGTTCCGAGGTTCAGTTCGTAGTAACCGAGGTCTTCACCTTCGCCGGGCTGTTCGTCGGTTCCGTCGGTGATCGAGTCAACCTGTGCGAACGTGATGACCATGCCAGTCGGGGGAGTAACGCCGCGACCGAACACCGAACCGAGAGGGTTTGCACCTTCGACGAGACGAATCAGGTCGAAGTCGATGGGGGTGGTGACGGATTCTGCAGTCGTCGCACCGGTGAACGTGCGCTCATACAGTTTGACGGCGCTTTCGTCGTTGCTGACGACGGCGCGCAAGAAGTCTGCGGCCGTGCGGTAGGACGGGGCCGGAGCCTCGACCTTGGTGATGCTTGCAACTTCACGCTCAAGCATCTGGATGGATTCGCGAACCTCGGCGAGGTCGGAACCCTCTGGAGTGATGTTCTCCATTGTTTCCTCCTTGTGGGAAGCCGAGTCCGGGATTTCCGGGTCGGAATTTTCATCGCGTACTTCGGTGACAACAGCATCGGAGTACCAGGGTGTGCTGACGAGGCTGACCTCACGAACGAAAGCGTCGGTGACGATACGGTTGCGGTTGTCGTCCACCTTGGAATCGCGCATGACAAAGCCCACGCTGAAACGGTTGATGACGTTGTCATCGAGCAGGGTGATGGCATCAAGGCCGCGCTGCGTTTCGCTGATGACGGCACGAATCTCAAACCCTGCCTCGGTGTGACGGCCCTCAACAATCTTGCCGATAGGTTCACGCTGATCGTGCTGCCACATCAGTTTCGCCTCCGGGTCAAGAGTCACCGAGTTACGGGCAAACATCTCACCGTTCTCCATCGTGTCGTAAGGCACGGCGATACCGGCAACCTCACGCTTTTCACGGTCGGTGACACGGAACTCCATGTCACGCATTTCAATCTGATCCGACAATGTCGCCTCCTTGGTGCGGTAAGTCCTCAATGGCACGAACCTCGTCGACTGTCATCCAGCCAGATTCGATTGCAAGTTTGTGTGCTTGGTAACGGGTCAACGTGTC